CCTAATTTTCTGGAATATCCTTTCGATATATATCATCAACAATTACAAGAATGTTTAAAAAATTATGCAACTACCTACACTGAATTAGATAATTGTTTAGGTCCATATAAAATTACAGAAACTATAAATATTCAAAAATATAATCCAGGAGGAGGTTTTAAAGTATCCCATTGTGAAAGACCTCATTATGATGTTTCAACTAGAGTTTTAGCTTTTATGACTTATTTAAATACAGTTCAAAATGGTGGGACTTATTTTAAATATCAAAACCAAAAAATTGATGCTATAGAAGGTGATACATATATTTGGCCTACAGAATGGACTCATATGCATTCTGGAATAGTGACAAATGAAACTAAATATATTATAACTGGTTGGTTTAATTTATTGAAATAACCTACAATCTGATATAAACCATAATAAACAGGTTTTTATATGCTACAAAAATTAGGCTTTGCTCCAGGATTTAACAAACAAGTAACCGAAACAGGGGCCGAAGGTCAATGGTTTGATGGAGATAATGTACGTTTTAGATATGGTTCACCAGAAAAAATTGGTGGTTGGGAACAGTTAGGTACAAATAAACTAACCGGTGCCGCAAGAGCCATACATAACTGGGACGATAATGTAGGTATAAAATATTCTGCAATTGGCACTAATAGAATTCTCTATGTTTTTTCAGACGGTGAATACTATGATATCCATCCTATAAGAACTACAATTACTGGAGCAAATTTTACAAGTACAGCAGGGTCACCAACAGTCACAGTAACTTTGTCGTCTGTCCATGGTTTGCTAGATAATGATATAGTATTATTTGATGCTGTTTCTGGGTTATCGGGATCTACTTTTACAAATGCCACATTTGAAGATGAGAAATTTATGGTAACTTCGACACCAAGTAGCACCACTTTTACAATTACAATGGCCACTAACGAAGCCGGCACCCCTGTAACTAATGCTGGTTCTGCTTCTGTTCTTTGTTATTATACTGTAGGATCTTCCAAACAAGAATCTGGTTTCGGTTGGAGTTCAGGGTTATTTGGTGGTGTAACAAATGGGGCAGTAAGTAGTACCCTTGCAACAGCTTTAACAGACACAACTACGACTAACATAGTTCTAGCTAGTTCAAACGCGTTTCCGGCATCGGGGACCATAAGAATAGGGACTGAAGATATATCTTACACGGCCAATAATACAGGGACAAATACTTTAAGTGGTGGTGCTAGGGGTGCAAACAGTACAACAAAAGCAACACACTCATCAAGTGCAGCAGTTACAAATATTACAAATTACAACGGATGGGGTGAAGCTTCATCAACTTCACAATTTACATTGGATCCTGGTTTATGGGTTCTTGATAATTTTGGTACAAAGTTAATTGCTCTTATTTATAATGGAGAATGTTTTGAATGGGATGCTACACCTACTAATGCATTAACTACTCGAGCAACAATTATATCTGGAGCACCAACAGCATCACGCCATATGATAGTATCCACTCCCGATAGACACTTAGTTTTTTTTGGAACTGAAACAACTATTGGAGATAAAACTACACAGGACGATATGTTTATAAGATTTTCGGACCAGGAGGATATTAATGAGTACACCATAAAAGCAGAAAATACTGCAGGTTCTCAAAGGCTTGCTGCAGGATCTAGAATCATGTCTGCTATTAAAGGTAGGGATGCAATCTATATATGGACCGACACTGCATTATTTTTGATGCAATTTGTAGGATCTCCTTTTACTTTTGCATTTCAACAAGCAGGTACTAACTGCGGATTGATAGGTAAAAATGCAGCTGTTGAAATTAATGGTGCTGCTTACTGGATGTCAGAAAATAGTTTTTTTAATTACGATGGTCAAGTAAAATCTATGCCTTGTCTGGTTGAAGATTTTGTTTACTCACAAGATCCCGGACTTGGTATTAATTTTGTAACTAAAGATTTTATTAATGCGGGTATTAATAATCTTTTTGGAGAGATAAATTGGTTCTACTGTTCAGCTACAGCTACTTCGGTCGATAGAGTAGTCACCTATAATTATCTAGATTCTACAACTGAGAGGCCTATTTGGACAACAGGATCTTTAAATAGGTCCGCTTGGGTAGATTCTTCTGTATACGAAAAACCTCATGCAACACTTTATGACTCAAATGATAATGCTTCTTATGACGTTACTGGTAATGTAGATGGAAGTAGTATATATTATCAACACGAAACAGGGACCGATCAAGTTAATGCCGGCAATGCAATTACCGCTATCAATGCTAACATTGTTTCTGGTGATTTTGATATTACTCAAAAAAGAAGTAACACGGGGGCGACTGTAGGAACTCCTGATCTTAGAGGAGATGGTGAATACATGATGAGAATAAGTAGATTTATACCAGATTTTATAGAACAAACAGGGGATACTGAAGTTAGTTTTACAACAAGAAACTACCCTAATACCGTTGCGACAACTACAAATTTTACATCAACTGAAACTACAAATTTTAAAAGCACTAGACTTAGAGCCAGATCAATTGCATTAAAAGTATCCAATACAGGTACAGGAAAAAATTGGAAACTAGGTACATTTAGATTAGACATTGCACCAGGAGGAATGAGATAATGGCCGATAAATATTTTTTTGGTAGAACGCCTTTTAACAACGGTGGTATAGCAAGATTAAATTTTGCCAATGGCACACCTGGTTTTTATAGTGCAAAAGACCAAGCTATCTATGATGCTGGGGATAAATTTATGTCTCAAAGCAAATATTTACAAAATGATTATATTCCTACAGAAGGTATAAGTTATGAAGGAGATGGTTCTCCTGTATCGTACGCTAATTCAGGTATTATGACTCAAGCTCCTGTTCCTGCTTCAAAAGAATACATACCACAAAATGACGGCCGTGGTGGAGAAAAAGATGATGATGATGATGACGATAAAAATACTACTAATGCAGGTTTAACGGGTTGGGATGCAGTTAAAGCTGCAGGTTATTTTGCAGTAAACCCTATAGGTTATGTAGCATCAAGAGCTATTGGCAGCCTTGTTGATAATTATAAAAATCCATATACAAATATTACGGGTGGTTTAAACCAAGATACTAAAGATGCTATTGGTAGAGATAACGCTTCAATGGATAGTCGTGGACAAGCGGCTGAAGGTACTGGATATGATTCAGGTAATGAGTGTTTTGAACCAAATACTCTTATTCAAATGGCTGATGGTAGTGAGAAAAAAATTAAAGATATTCAATTAGGCGATAACACTAAAGGCGGAGAAGTTACAGGGGTGTTTCAATTTAAACCTTCTGGCGATGGTATTTACAATTACAAAGGTGTTACTGTTGCAGGTAGTCACTTTGTCAAAGAAGATGGTAAATTTATTATGGTTAAAGATAGTCCACTTGCAATTAAGATTGATAAGATACCGGTAGTTTATTCTCTAGATACAACGGACCGAAGAATCTTTATTAACGATATTGAGTTCGCTGATTACAATGGTGATGGTGTTGCTAAAAATTTCTTAAACAATGCAGGTGTAGATTTAACCGGATTTGATAAAGAAGTATTAAGACAAGTAGAACACAGATTAATATAATGGCAAAAATTGTACAATCATTAACTAGAGCAGCAAAAGAATATGAGCAAACTAATATGCAATCATTGGTAAGAGATCTTGATGGTATTATTACAAAATTAAATTCTTCTTTTCAGGAAGAAGTAAAACAGGAGATAGAAGCTAAGAGTTTCTTCATGGAATAATGGCAGTAGTAAATCAATACAAATTTAAAGGTATAGATAATAATACAACAGGAAATGCTTTGGTTCCTTTGGGAGCAGGTAATCCTTTGGTCAATGAAACTATAATTATTAAATCACTTCTTGTTACATCAGCAAGTACACCGACAGTTACTGTTACAAATAACGGTATCACAGCCATTAAATCAGCAGCTTTGACGGCTGATGTCACAACAGAATTATTAACCCAACCATTAATAGTAGAAGGCGGCAGTGCTTTTACAGTGCAGTCAAGTAACACAAGTTCATTTGACATAGCCATCAGCTATTTAAACATCAAAAAGGAGAAAATAGACTAATGAATAAAGTAAAAATGTTAACGCCAAAAGAAATAATAACTACCATTTCAAACAATAAAACAGGGGTTGTTTACGAAAGTGAAGAAGCTTTAAAAATAGCTAATATACCTGAGGAAGATGTCAAAAGAGATGTTAGAGTAATAATGCCAGCTCTTGATTTGTCTGCAGAAACAAAGTAAAACAGATAGACTAGGATTAAATTATGGCAATTTCAAGAATGCAACAACCAAGACAGATGTACAACCAAGGCGGTTATGCTGATATGGGGCTTATGGCTCCTAGACAGAACTACGGTTTAGGTAGCTTTGTAAAGAAAGCTGTACGTGGTGTTAAAAAAATTGCTAAATCAGATTTAGGTAAAGCTGCTTTGTTATATGCAGGCGGTGCTTACTTAGGTGGTTCAACAGCGTTAGGTGGAGCCGGTGGATCTTTTATGTCAAGAATGGCAAATCCTGCTGGTCTCATGAATTTAAAAAACATACCTGGTTATTTGGGTGGAAGATTTAATCCACAGATGGGGCCCTTTCAACAAAAACCTGGTTTTTTTGGAAAATTAAAAAGTGGTAAAGGTTTTCTAGGAAATGTTGGTAACATGTTTAGAACTGATTCAAGTGATCCAAATTCTAAATTTAGTATGGGTAAAATGGCACTCGGTGGTTTAGGTGTAGCAAGTTTAGCACCTTTACTTATGAAAGGTGGTGGAGAAGAAGTAGTTGATGAAACTGTTGAACAAATAGATCCGGCAGCACAAGTACAAAGAGCAAAGAATTTTTACTCAGGAATGGGTAACAAAGGTGTAGGTCTAAACTTTATGCCACAGAAAAAATATGTTAATCAAAATTTTTACGCAGCTGATGGTGGTCGAGCAGGCTATGCAATGGGTGGTTCATTAGATGAAGATGAAGAAGATTATGTAAGATCTGCTGCAGGACAAAGCAGAAGACAACCCACAGCATTTTTAAACATGGGTGGTGGTGCAGGAGAAGCACAAGCTGAACAAATGTTAATGGCAGAATTTGTAAAATATAAAAACAAAGGTGGAGATTTATCTTTCCAACAATTTGTACAAGCAGTCATGCAACAACAAGAACAGTCTCAAGGTATGGAACAACCGATGATGGCAGCTAACGGTGGCCTAGCAGGTATGACAAGTGTACCAGGATACGGAACACCTGCAGGAACTAATCAATTTGATTACCCTAGTGGTGGTGTAAGAGTTGGTAAAGCTGAAGGTGGGATCATGGAAACTGAAGAAGCATCAGAGATGATTGACATGGGTGGACAAGAAAAAGATTATAGAGATGAAGGTGGTTTTGTAGCAATGGGCGGCGAAGAAAGAGCTGACGATGTACCTGCAAGATTAAGTAAAAACGAATTTGTATTCACTGCAGACGCTGTAAGAAATGCAGGCGGTGGAGATATAGATAGAGGATCTGAAGTTATGCAAAACTTAATGGATAATTTAGAACAAGGTGGACAAGTTTCAGAAGATTCACAAGGTTTAGGTGGTGGAGAAATAATGTCTGAAGAAATGATAGAAGAACCAGACGGCGCGCAAGCAATGTATGAACAACAACAAGCATTACAATCAAGGATGATATAATGGCAATACCAGATTTTTTAGAAGATACAGTAAAAGATTATTC